TATTACGCCCAATACCCAGCGTCCAGTATCCCTCAGGGCACTTATATGCCACATGACGGCCATTGGTAACCACTTCGCCCTCGTGGCGCTTGAGCATTGCAACCAGCTTTTCCATATCACTTCTTGCCATTAGACCCGCCGAAGAAATAGGCTGAAATACCCGAAACCAGTCCTCCGAGGTACCCCAATACGAGGTTTACTACCCCATCATCATTAGCATCAGGCGGCTGTATGGTCACCATGAAGATATAAGCAAGGAACCCCAGCAGGCTAATTACGGCAAATATCTTCGGTGTTGGGTCATTTCCAAACACGCGCCTAGCGTCCTTTCGGTCTTCGACTTCAGTCTTAAACGACTCAAGGTCAATCTCAAGCTCTCGAATCCGGTCTTTGAAGTCAGTATCTGCTTGCTTTACGAGTACCGCCTTCTCTGGCTGCGTCTCTAGTATCTTCTCAATCTGCTCAACCCCAGCATCTGGGACGCCGATCTTACTGGCAACCATCTTGATTGCCATACCGGCCATAGGGCCACCAGCAGCAGAAGCTACCGTGGGAGCGAGAGATTTAAGCAGAGAGCCTAGTTTCATTTGAACAGCAGCACCAGTTGGATAATTAACCTAAGATCAGCTATCGCTTTTGTCTACGCCGTCGGCGTTTTCCTCCGCAACAATATCGTCAATAGTGTCACAGACATCAGGCACTACCACGCCAGCAGTAGCAGACAGAGCAGAGCGACCTACGGCTCGGATACCCTTGTAGAACTGTGAACAGTAGATTTCTTTGTTGTCGATCACGCCCTGTACAGACGTGCAGCTTGACAGAGTGAACACAAACAGCAGGCAGATCAGTCTCATTTCATTTTCTCCATTTGTTTACGTGCTTCGGCATTAATAGGCTTTACCTTTTCTTGGCCTTCAAAATAGTTTTTCAATCTTTTCTGATAGTCCGACATGCTGTGGTCAGCAACGCGGTCTTTTATGTCGCCTCTATCGGCCAGTCTGGTGTCCTTGCTTGGATTGATGTAGTCAGGCCCTGTGTTGGAGAAATACAGCATTACCTGAGATTTAGACGGGCCGTAGCACAGACGTGGGATTCTAGCCACCATGTCGCTGCCGTTGACGCAGGATATCTGGGTGTCGAGCTTCATTGGTCGTTTGAAGCCTTTGAAGAACACGTTTGGCTTGCCAAACGTAATCAAGTTGATGTTGTCGTGCTTGCCGTTTAGTTTAGCTGCAGACAGCTCGGCTAACGCGCCTCCAAGACTGTGACCTGTAATTAAGGTGCGTTTCTTGGGGTCTAGGTGTTTTTTAATCTCGCCCCATATTGAGGCGTGCTGGGCCACAAAGCCGCCATGGCACAGTCTTTTTACATAAGGGACTGGGACCACGAGCATATCCGTCAGGATGTCGTTTGCTTTCTTTTGGGTGCCTCTGAACGCAATAACGTCTATAGACTTTCGTTTTATGACAAAAGCCGTCGCTCCCGTCACGCGGCTTTCGATTTTAATAGCGTCTTTGTTCTTGTCATTGTAAGCCTTCATAGCCCAGCTACAGGCCATATTGAGCAGTACGGGATCAAGTTTCATTTGTCAGCTTTTCCTTCTAGGCGCTTGAATATTGCACCAAGCATCTCTTTGATTTCACGGATGTCCTCGCGGTAGTCATCCTTGGCAACATATTTCTCAGGTATAAGTTTAAGCTCGTCATTTATTTTATCTAACGTGCCAAACAGGCGATTGACCAGCACCCCACCAAGGAATCCGGCCACCGCTATAATTATGTTAAACAACAACTGATATTCCATTACTCTATACCTATATCTCTCCTTCCAGCGGAATATCGAAGTCCAACCGCTGCTCAAGCAGTTTTGTGCGTACCTGAATATCGTCCACTCTTTCTAAGTTCTTTTCTAATCTTTCTATCTGATTTTGGAGGAGTTCAATAAACAAATCTTGTCTAGCGTCTGCCGGTAAAGCGCCAAGCTCTCCTCTAGGCCATTTCACCCTAAACTCATTGTTTTGCTCTATAGCCATTTCTGCAATTTCAAAATCGTGTTCCAGCGCGTTTATTCGTTCAATGAGACTAAAATATCCAGCGGTTATAACAGACATAAACGCCAACAACGCCAAAATATTCTTCAACGGAATGGCAAGTTCTGTGTCTTCGTTGACTTTTGCCATATGCCATCACTCTACCGCTACGCTAGTAATCGCTAGTACAACAACCATTGCAAAACCCAATATGCCAAAAATAACAGCGAGGTCTATCATTGTCGCTCTGTTTTGGGCTTTTTGCCTAGCCGCTGCAATGCGTAAGTTCCGTATCTTAGCTCTTTCACGAATCATGTCATGCCAGAGATTGGCGTTGCCCGTCCAATAAAACAGGTCTTTCAGCTCTTTCTCTAGCTGCTCTGCTTTCTTCTTCTGAAGCGTGATCTCCAGAGCCTGACTCTCAACAGACTTGCCACCAAACAGCTTTTCTATCTTGCTGGGGTTAGTGGCTTTCTGCTCCAGTATGCTGACTTCTTCTCGGGCGTCCCAGAACTTACTTAAAGCTCTGGTCATATCACCCAGCTCCCGACCCTCAGTCACCGCCGTTTTCATAAAGCGGTAGGCAGAGGCGCATATCTGTACTGCTGCTACGATCTCTGCGGCCATTAGTAGACTTTCACCCCGTCTTGAGTCGGGTCTACCAGTATTGGCTTGCAGTACGCTGTGATCCCTATAGAGGTACTGGGCGAACCTCTCTGTCTTAGTTTTGCGGCAAATTCGTTACAGGTGTCAATACTACGGAAGCACATAGCCTCACGACAGTCGTCGTTAGCTACCTCGACCCCACCTATAGTCATAATCAGTACAAAAACATGAATCACAGCGCATACTCTCAAAACCTTTTAGTTTTTAGGACTAACTGTATTTGAAACGTGTATTAAATTACCCAACTGTTTACCTATTTTTTGTTCAGCCACAGCCAGTATGCTGGCATTTTTTACCAAGTCCTTTGCCTCTATAAAAGAATCAGGTGGTATTAAATCACCATCTATTGAGCGTAAAGCATGGGTACAGCAACAAATGGTGTTGTCCTGTAACGCAGTTATTCGGTGAAACTTGTTTTTTTCTACATAAATCATATCTGGGGCAGTAAAAATTTTTTCGCTTACTGTATCACCATCAAACTTGTCTAAAATCTCATACTTAATACTTCCATTACTTAAAACGGTAGCGTGGTCATACGTGTGAGAGTGCCCTGCTTCAACGTCGTTTTTTCCTGCAAAGTGCATTTGACGTATATATACATTGCTACATGCCATCATCTTAATTTTGGGAGCCGCCATTAAATAAGCACCTTTATGTTATTACTACTGTGTCCGTGTCGCTAAAGAACAACATCTCACCACTACAAACTATGTTCCAATCTGGCCCTTCTTGCTCACTTCTTGAAGGCACTTCAATAATTACATACCTTGCTAACCATTCTGTGTTGCCTTGAATCACAGCGCATACTCTTATATTGCCCACTCTCCATCACTAACGAAATCAACAAATTGAGCAACTGAAATCCTGTAACTATGAGAGTCTGTCCTAACTGGTGAACTACCGTGTTTCACACAAGACGGAAAAATTACACAACGATTATCCTTAAAAGGTATTTCTATCCCTTGATCTGGAAATAAAAAATCTCCGCCTTTAAATTCTCCAACCCCCAAAGAAGTAACAGCGGTTATCCGTGATGTGTCGGCATGCGGAGCATACGCTTCTTTATCGTAATAATAATTTATTAAGGTATCGTCTCTATTCGATTGATCTATAAAATTAAAAACCTGATCATGTTTTACTAATTCTAAAATTAGCTCTTCAGAAAACAGCCTACGATTAGCTTCCAAAAGCGGGGAGAACTGCCTTCTTTTTTTGTAAACACCATCTATAAAAAAGCTATGCCCTTTATTAAGTATTTCTCCATCCTCAGATAAAGCGGAGTTAGTATGCTCGGGAGTTCCAGCTAGTCTTCGTAAATCAATTAGTTCCTGTCTTACTTCTGCAAGATTTTTGGGAGGAAAATAATGATCTACTACTACATAAGACAAACCTTTTTCTCTGTATCCGGTTACTTGCATATAACTACCGTATCAGTATCCTCAAAAAACAACATGCTGCCTTCGCAAACTATGTTCCAATCTAGTCCTTCCTGCTCACTTCTGGAAGGAACTTCAATAATTACATGCCTTGCCAACCACTCTGTATCACCCTGAAAAACTCTCCAAACATGCTCTTCAGTGCCTCGACCCGGACAACCCCTAGACTTGTTAAACCGTATTCTATATTTCACTGAAAACGGGCTTGGCAGGTAGCGGAACGGCTTTTGGGTAATCTGGATGAAGCGGAACTTCATCTAGCATTATAAGGTATTCTAACCATTTTTTCTTTTGCTCAACGGTTATACCTGAAGAGCCAATAGTATTGTTTGCTTCTGCTTTTAGAGAAGACAACTCAGAATCTACTTTCTGCTTAAAAAAATCATGCTCTTCTGATTCTGTTAATTGAAACCAACCTTTGTCGGAATAAGCATCACCTAACCAAGACAAATCCCCGATACGGTCTTGAACTCCAGCTAGACCAAATATAGGCCCCCAGTTATTTGGAAGTTCGCCTGCGGGACTTAGAGCTTCGCTTGTTGATATCTTTCTCAATTGCCACAGCATCTTCATGCTCCTTATCGTTTCTCAAAGCCCTGCCCGGTTGTTCATCTGGGTTGGGCATATTAGCGCCAACTTGCAAATGAGGATTTATGTCGCTAACAAAGGGCGGCCACCCTACACCTTGCAACGCCTGCTGCCCTCTCGCGTGAGCCAACTCCTCTTCCGTAACCCGCCAATCTCTCCAACTAGCGAAATCTTTTCTTGGGATTATATTAATATGGCATCCAATGTTAGCGCACAGTTGATGAATTATTTCTACAACTTCTACAGGTTGAGCAAGGTGAAACAAGAACTGGCCCCCCGGCCCTCTCATCGTTATTTCAGTAGTGCCTCCACCCGCAGTGCCAACAGTAAAACCTCTAGCTCGACGACCATCTTCAGTTTGATCTTCCTTAAATCGCCTGTCTAACAAATATTTTTCTTGGTCAAAACGCTGTTCAGCTAGTTCAGTCTCAATTTCAAACTTTCTTTTTTGAACTTGCTCCTTTTGCTTTTTGTTTAACCGCATACAAATAAAAACTCCTTTATTGAGGATTCCAAGAAACAAAAACCTGACCACCGGGAGCAACAGTCACCGGAACACATCCACCGGGTGTAACCGCAACGCAACAAAAAGCTCCGGGGTTTGCCGCAGAACCGGGGTTTCCGGGATTACCGGAGTTGCCCGCGCTTCCCTTACCGCCTCCTCCGCCTCCGCCGGCACTAGTATAAGAATTAAAACTATTTGCTGAAAATCTCAAAGCACCCCCGCCTCCGCCTGCACCATAGACAGCATTAGACGGCTTATTGCCACCGGGGTTTCCGGGGTCAGGGTTATACGGAAACCCAAAATAACAACCGGGATTAGTACCAAAAAAGCCACCTACACCCCCCGGTTTGCCTTGGTTACTACCTCCAGTCCCTGCGTTTCTACCATTGTCGTTGACGCCGGTAGGATTACCCGGACTGCTATTTCCAGCACCTCCACCGCCACCCCCACCTTGCATGTCGGGAGCACCGCGTCTTCCGTAACCACCAGTATTAGGGCCAGTTCCGGGGTTGCCCGCATTACCTCGCTGACCAATTGCATTAGCAGAGCCACCTATACCGCCGTTGCCGCCTCCTGCGCCACCATTCCCTCTAGACCCCCCGGTTCCCGCAGTCCCACCGGGAAAAACATAGCAAGAACCAAAGCTTGAAGCAGGGCTGTTTCCGGGGTTTCCCGCGTTTCCGGGGGTGCCAGTTGCACCGTTTGGGCCGCCGCCATTACCGTATTGAGATAAAGAACATAAAGGTGAACAAGCCGCCCCACCGCGTCCCCCACCACCACCTTTACCTTGACCGCCGGGATTACCTGCGTTTCCGGGATTACCTGCTCCACCTACGCCGGTTAGGCTGACGGTAGAAACACCAACAGGCACGGAAAAAGTACCTGATACATTAAAAGTTTGACAGCCTCCGGGGACGCCTCCTCCCCCCAAAAGGCCCGCTTTACCGGTTCCTATTGGCATGATATTTCTCCTAACCTGCTTCTACCGTCATAAATAAGCCCTGCATTCGGGCCATTTTTCCTAACATAATGCAGCATACACTGCACAACAAGTTGATTGTCTTCCAAAGGTTCACGCCAGTGTTTAATTTTACAACCTTCGTACAAAACCGCATCACCAACCGAAAGAGAAAAACTACTAGCTTCCCTTCCTTCTGCCTGCATGTAGACCCTACTTGTAGAACCCACTTTCGCAATGCTAACCGTCATGCTTATTTCACAGGAAGGTCTGTCTGTATGTTTGCTAAGAATTTCTTTTGGCTGGTAAATTCTAAAGTAGGAATACGTTGGAAATACCTCTTCCCCAATTGTATTTTCTACAAAAGGAACCATACGCTTTAAAAGCACTTCTGTTAAAGGGTCGGCGTAATATGTAATTTTAGTGGTTCCATCACTATCTTCTCGTATTTCTCCACGAGCTACCTTGTTGTCAAAATAAGATGACACTAATTCTGTGCTATCTTCATCCAACAAATTCGGTATATACACATAACCTTTATCAATAAAATTACTCAAGAAAAAACCACCCCGTCACAATGTATTTAGCCGTACTTCCATAAACAGGATTACCTCTATGAGGGTGTGTAAACCCGGCGGGCCATAAAACTATTGTGTTTTCCGTAGGGGTTAATCTCTTTTTTTGATACAAAAATTCTGTTTCGCCATTAGATTCTTCTGGCAGTGTGTTTAGATACAACATGTAAACCAAAACTCTACTGGCGTCTCTACCGTTGGCTTGTTCACAATGCCACACATGATAGCCGCCACCTTCAGTCGTTTTCTGAAACTTCATGTGGTTACAGTTAATATTGAAATCTTTTAAAATTGAATAGCTGCTTGTGTAATGATTGAAACATTTTTGCAGGCCATCAAAGAATAAGTCTTCTGATCTAATATCCTCAAACGGCTCAATATAAAAATTTTTACCATTATAGAAAAGTTGATAATCGTCTTTTTGGTGTTTAGCAGCATCTTCACTTTGCATTCTGTTTGAGCCAGAACCTAGACTAATATGACGTTCAAATTCATTTATTAAGTGCTGGCAAAAATTTTCTGGGTAAACGCCAGAGTAAACATTTATAAAATTATCTTCTTTAATATTCATTTGAAGTTAGGCCCTGATACCCAAGCCACCAAGGACTGTCTTGTTCCTCTTGTTACGGGAGTTACTTGATGCAAAGCCCACGACGGAAACGCAATTATCAACCCTCGTTGTTTACGCATAGCAAGAGGAGAGCCAGAAATCATTAACTCTAAATTGCCTCCCTCATACTCTGAGGGGTCTGTAAGTTGGAGTACCAAAGAAAGTTTCCTAGATACGCCTCCTCCAAAATCTTGATGCCACCCATACATGCCTTGTTTATCTTGATGGTAATTAGTCAACTGTAACCGCTCACCAAAACCAAATAGATCAAACCCGAAATAATTGGCATTTAAAGACGCCGCAACATCTCCAAGTTTTTCAAAAACCCAAGAATTTTGATTGCTTTTTTCTACCCAATTAACTTCTGACCTTCGTATTTCAGGAACAACGGAGCCACCATTCTGACCTACTTCAGCGTCTTGAGAAGCATCCATCGCTTGTTGCTGTAAATAATTAAGTTCTTGTTCCGTAAAAGCTCCATCCCACCAAGCGAAAGGTTCTAAGTTTCGCATGTGCGGAGTAATTACATGTTGCATTAAATAAACCTTTTTCTTTGCGACAGAATAAAATGCACAAATTTTGTCGGGTTGTTGGATTGATTTTGCGTGATCATGTGAGGCAACCACGAGTTAAACAACAACATAGTTCCGGGAATCACATTGCTAAAGTGTATGTGAGGCGTTGCCATCCTTACGTCATCACTAGGCGTTGCCCACAAATCAGACATACGCTTACCGGGCCTTGGGTCATCAAATATAGGATAAGAGCCATTCTCAGGCACTTCTAAAAAGTAAAACCCAGATATTTGACTGTCCCCGTGTACATGCATGACATTACTGCCAGTACACGCAAACTCCTGACCCCACATACCAGACACATAAAACTCATACTCATCTGTTAAATAACCCTGATCCTTTAGAATACTAACGCCCTTATCCCGAAAGTAAGCCGCTAAGTACCCAAGGTCAGGGTCTTTAGCCATATGACATGTCTGTTTAACTACTGATGGCTCTATTTGCTCGTAGTATTTTTTCGTATGTTTTAGCGTGTCTTCCACCCATTCCGGGCGCTCTTCACGATAAATTGGAGAAGAGAAGTAAGCGTATACTTCCATACTATGAGTTAATGTAAGTAATTAAACTATCAGCTAAAGTAGTAACTTCGGATGCTGTTATGTCTGTAACTTCGGATGCAGTTTTAGTGCGACGATTTTCAACCAAAATTTCTTGAGCCATCCGAACGGCATCTAACTTATTTCTTTTTCCATCTTCTGTCCGATCTTCGGCGCGAAGAGCATTTTCAAATTCAACCTGAGCTTGCTGTTCTGTTGTAAGTGCCATAACGGTATCTCCTATCTAGGCAATTAAATTAAGACAAATTTTTCATTGGTATAGTGCCATACCAAGTTGTACCGCCGTCTGGCGAAAAGAAAAACCAAATATCCGTAGCATTTGCGTCTTCAGTACGAGTAACTGAACCTCCGGGAAACTCTACCGTGCCTCCTGCAAAAGCCACAGTTCGGCTTGCGGTCGCATCGTTAGTAAGAATCAACGTAAACGAGGACGCTCTACTAGAATTACTGTTTGAACCAGACAACGTAAAAGTGCAGTTACCCGTCAGTGTCGCTGTAAAAACTTGACCTGTGCTTACGTCTATTGTTTGCGATGTTCCCGTATTACCTAGCGCCGATACTTTGTCAGAAAAGATGCCCGTCATAAAACTGGCAGTAACATCCAACTCGCCCGTTCCTTTGGGTGTAACGTCGATACCGACATTGGTATCATCACCCGTAGCCGATAGTGTCGGGTTGTTCCCAGTGGCTGCGTTAGCCAAAGTCACTTCGTTTACAGCAGAACTTGTTGCTGTAACTTTAATTAGCTCCGCACCGTTGGTGTCGTTAATGCCCGTAACAACTTTAGGCGTCGTCAGGGATGGGCTAGTACCAAATACCAAAGCACCTGAGCCTGTTTCATCTGTTACAGCAGTGGCCAAGTTAGCAGAGGAAGGAGTACCTAACCAAGTTGCTACTCCAGAGCCAAGAGAGGTAATGCCTGTACCGCCGTTAGCAACAGGTAATGTGCCTGTAACTTGAGAGGTCAGGTCTACACCAGTGAGCGCACCACCCAGAGTAATATTACCTGAGCTAGTGACTGTGCCTGACAGGCTTATACCGTTGACTGTGCCTGTACCACTTACGCTGGTGACTGTGCCATCTCCGACATCAACTTGGCCCAAGGCGTCTACTACAGCAGCCCCGGAACCCGCACCGTCGAGGTAGACAATCTTAGCTGCCCCGGTAGGTATAGTGACGTTAGCGCCGGAGCCTTGCGAGATGTTAATGGACTGACCGCCTGTAGTAGCGTTCTCGATCCACATGACACGAGAGACGGTGTTTGGCCCAATAGTCAGCGTTCTAGTCGCCGTGAGGGTCGCACTAGATGTGACCTTAAAATACAATGCACGGGCCGGATCAGTCGCGCCATCTGCTACCGTGGTACTAGCATCAGCGTCAGAGGAAAATCCGTCTTGCGTGTTGTAACCCAGAGCTTCACCGATCAGCTCAAGGTTGGTATTTGTACTCGTACCCCAAGTGCCACTTTCATCACCTGTGGCAATTTCTTTCAATCTTAAATTATTGACATAAGTGGCCATTTCTTAACTCCTATAAAGAAGCATCTCCCGTTGCTGGTGGCACCGAGGTTGCATAAATCTTTGTATTTTGTCGAAGATTCAACGGTTGGCCGCAATCAGAGCAAGTGTCCGCTTCAAGCTCAGACTCGTCAAGATCGAAACCGCAATTCGCACAAAGTATCTCTACTTCGTGACGCGGATCAATTCCGCTTTCTAAGTTTTTAGCTTCATTTACTGTTCTCATGCCGCTATCTCCGTCCAAGTCGTTCCGGGGTTTGGTACTATTTGTCCCCATACTAGCACATTTCCTACCTGTCCAGTGGCTTGTACCCCTGTTGGATAGACGTTCCCTTTGCCTGTTTCTGTCGTGTTTCCTAATCCAGTGGTGCCCTGCACCCCTGTTACAAGAACCCTAAGAACAAGCTCAACCGTGGCACTGCCTAGAGCTGTCGTGCCCGCTACACCCGTAACATTGACCGTAGCGTCGGCATTTACTACCGGAGTGCCAAGGGCTGTGGTGCCCTGCACCCCTGTAGCAGAAAGGATCACACTCCCTTGTACCCCAGCGGTACCTAACGCCGTAGTACCTGCAACTCCAGTGGCTGCAACAATGGCATCTGCGGTTACTGTTGGACTTCCAACTTGTCCCGTGGCTGCGTTTCCAAGCACATCCACCGCACCGTCGGCGTTAGCTACAACATTGCCTAAAGCAGTCGTGCCCGCTACGCCTGTCGGGAATACCCCAACACCTTCTTGAACGGTTACTGAGCCAACCGCACCAGTGGCAACAAGCCCAAGAGACTCATTCCAAGCGTTTTGTCCCCACGTTCCACGGCCCCAACCGTCTAAATCAACGGTGACGTTCCATACGGTATATCCAGCTATACCTGTGGCCGATACACCTGTAACACTAACTGACGCCGCCGCTTGTGCTGTGGCGCTACCTAAACCAGTGGTACCTGAGACTCCCGTGACAGATACAAAAGCGTCTCCTGTTACAGAGGCACTTCCCACTTGTCCGGTGGCAAGGGGCATCGCAGGGCTATTATTGCCCCATTCTCCGCCACCCCAGTTGCCGTAATCCCAGCCCCCTAAAGGGACGGTAACGTCAGCCATTTAGCACCTTCTACGCAATACGAATTATCGCGTTGCTAGAGTCCGCAGTCGGGAACACAATGGTAAAATCACCGGCGGTAGACGTCTTGTCTGCGCCAAAATCCAACACCGCCACCGATGGATCACCGGACTGAGTGTCATTAAAGATCAATGCGCCACGAGCTGTAATGGTAGCCGTAGAAAAAGTCAGATCATTAAAGTCAGTAAAGGCGGTAGTTCCAGAACTAGTCGGAGCAACGGCTGTCAAAGCAGCGCCTTTCGCTGTATATCCAGTTCCAGACACTTCGTTAGTAGCGGTGTATGCCGTGGTCGAAGCGTCTAAGCTTGCTGAACTTGTGTACAAAGCAAGATTAAAGGTGTCGGCAGTAGTGCCTGCTCTAGCGACCGTGGTTCCAAATGCGTGTATACCGTTAAGAAGCTCCACTTTGAAGCTCGTACACATTGCTTGAGTAATAGCCATAATGGGCCTCTCCTATAGTTTACGGATAATATCGGCCAATTCTTTTTGGCCTTGCTTTTCGAGTTCTGCACAAATAGTGGTTCTATCTGATCTGATAGCCTCTTTCATGTAAAACACCAAAACTTGTCTAATTTGGTCTTTAAAAACAAGGGCTTGCGCCCTTACCTGCTCATCAGCGTCTTTACTAACATGCAGTAACTTGTCTAGGGCTCGATCTGCCAGTTCTTCTGGCGTCCAACCACGATTGCTGGTGGTTTTAACCTCTATTTTAAACCCATTGTCTACCGATGTTTGTACGCCTTCAATCATGGGCCGGGACTCTCTGATTTAATAGGTATCCTAATCATGCCATCACGATATTCGTCACGACGACGGCGCCCTTGTTGCTCAATGCCAAGGCCTTGAATAGCTTGCTTATAGCTATTCTCAAAATACTGGACCATATCTAAAGGCCCTTTGGTGTAACTATACGCCTGTATCAGACAGGCATACAACAATGCCTCAGGGGCATTGTTGCTTGTCCAAGTTGTTGTATTACTTGAAGAAAGCTGTGGCGGCCTGTAGATGTAACCTAGCTGCACCGAGTAAGTTGTGCTTGGCGTCGGTGCTATACAAAAATTGCTTTCATCCCAAACCGAGTAATACTTTGGTACTCCGGTTTCGGTAAAATCAGGCCAATATTCTTTGATAAAAGAATTGTCCCTGAAATCCAAAAATATCTGGTCTCCTGCTGCATCAGTAAATATCAGGTATCGATGCGTCAGTATGTCCGATGGCATTGTCAAAAAACGATCGCCACTGGTCATAGAAGCAGTTGATTCTTTTTTAAATACGTCGAGGTCAATGTCCCTAAGAATCCTGTTCTCGGCCATTGTGATGAATGTATTAATCACACTGTTAGAGAAGACATTACTGTCCACCTCAGTGTAATTTCTTATGTTTGTCACTAACTCATCGTATGTCATGGCGTCACCACGGTAACATTGCCTATTTCACCTACTCCCTCTACCGCTATCGTAGACGGGGCAGGCTGCATAGAATTTGGTATCGTCTCGAAAGGAGTGTCTCCTCCTGCGTTGTTGACAACGACAGTCAAGGGTTCAGTCCTATCTGGCCTCGGATTGGTTAGTGCTATCGCATCGCCTCTATATTGCAGAGGCTCAATCTGAGGTTCTTTTGGCTCATAGTCTTCAGGGCAGACCATAAACCCTTTCCAGTTCTTTTTTAGGTCCAGATAGCGGTATCTTCTACCGCAATAATCACACAGACCGTAGGAAAATTTACCAGTTGCCGTAGCCATTTCAATACTCTATCTGAGGCACAAAATGGACGCTGGCAGTATCCCTGTCCTCCAGCGCGGCTTTTTGGAAATCTTCCTCATAAATTTGTTTCAAAAGTCCTACTCTGTCCGGCGCATATTTCAGAGAAAGCATGTAGGCCAGACCAGAAGCTAAACAAGGCAAAAACCTGAAGTTCACGTCACTTGTATTAGTGTAGTCACCAGCATCCTGTATCCGTCGAATCCGGTAATAAACCAAGGTATAGGCTTTGTCAGCTGTCGGATACAAGTACACAGTTGGAGTAGTTGTTCTCTCGACATAAAACTGCGATGGTCTAGCCTTTGTCAGCTTATTGGGCAGGTCTAAATACTCTGACCGGCCTATCCTATCTATGCTGATGTCCTGCTGCTCACCATTTATCGTGTCTCGTATCACAGCAGAGAGCACGTTTACCGTATCCGCTCCGGGTGCGATCGTAGTCGTGCCGTCAGCCAGTACAGCAGTAGCCTGCTCAATGGTCCAAAGGTTAAGACCCCTGTTGGCCCAATCTGAGAATAATAGATTCAAAGAACGACGAGCTGATGACAGCTGATATCCAGCTGTCATTCTCATACCACAACGCTCAAACGCCTCTTCTATGAGGTCGTCGATGTTGAGATCAAATGTTGCTGTTCCTGAGGTCGCCATCGAGCAGCTGCCTGTAAAAATTAGTTCGTAGCTCGTACATTTTTGCTACATCATATTCCCTGAAATACTTGTCGTAGTATCCGAGGGGCCTTAGTTTTTCTGCGGCTCTCTCTAATTTCGACAACCGCTGTACGAAAAACATTGCATACTGTGTCTCTGTTTCCCCTTCAAAAGTCCCATCATCAATAAGCTCATTTGACTCGTCTTCTGGATGAAATCCCATTATCCAGAAATCTTTATCCTCAAATGCCTCGTCTGCAATAGCCTCATTCAAGCTATCTACAAACTGATGAAACTCATCTGGGTCCTCTACAAACTCTGTATCCGCTATGATCACTAACTCTTTTGAGTCATCCCATTCGCTTAGAGTCACATAAAGGGTCCTGTAATCCTCACTATCCGTCTTAAAAAGTATCTCTACTTTGTTTTCTTGCCATGCTGCTTTTGCATACGGGCAAGGCGGCAGATTGTTGAAATCAGAGCTGCTGGCCTCTAGGGCATACTTAGACCAGTCTCTGATCTCTTTTACTATGCCTTTTCGGTCAGCATCCGTAATCATTTCTTTTTCATTGCCATACCGCCGCCGCGCATTTTTTTCATTGCCATGCCGCCAGCACGCATTTTCTTTTTAGCCATACCGCCTTTTGCCATCATCTTTTTCTTGGCCATACCACCGCCGCGCATGCGCTTAACTCCACGACCTTTCAACACATCCGCTTGCGTTACTTTGCCGTCTCCTGTCAGGTCAGGGAACTTGCCTTTTTTCTTGGCCATGCCGCCTTTGGCCATCATGACCTCAACCTTTGGGCTAGGAGAAGAAATCTTTTTGTTACGAGGTCCAGAGGAAACCGCTCCACCACCTCGAGTTGCCGCACCCATTCCACGTCCAGCCATTTTGATTACCTCACTCGTCTATGACGTTTAACTTTTTTAGCAACCTTTTTAGGTTGCGCCGAAAACTGTTTACCCTTCGCAGTATCCGCTCGCTTCTTGCGGGTGGTCGCTGCATACTCTTTACTGCTCATAGACTTAATGGCCTTAGCAGGCAGATATCTTTCGCCTGTGGCTTTGGGTCCCTGTGTGGAGGGCTTACCGCTTTTAGTTCTCCACTTTTGCTTAGTCCAAGCTTTTAGCGATTTCTGGGACTTTTTAAGAGACATTAGTCTTTGTAGCCCCCGCCTTTCGCCTTGTACTGTTTAGCCAACATCTGGGCTTTACGCGCTGACCATTGACCGGGCTTACCGCCTTTTCCTCCAGCCTTTATTTGATTAAAAAGCTGTTTTCTCATAGTAGGCTTCGTGTAGTTGCCTGCTTTGTTTACAGAGGACTTTTTGACTGCGCCTCCGGCGGCCTTTCGGACTACCTTCTTTTTTGCAGCCTTTTTCCTTACCATTTTTTACAACTCCAGTACCGCGCAGTAAATTTATCCTTTGCAGTATCGCAGTTATGTCTAGCCCTAAAATTGGCTCGACGACCGGGGTTACTTTTCTTGATGGTCATGTTCGGATCACCAAACCTGACCAGCTTTACTTGGTCTCCCTTCTTGGCCAGAACCGCAAACTTCTTACTGCCTCCAGAGGTTCTTTTGGGTTTGTTGTATCCCGCAAAAGTCTCACCGCGATAAGAAACACGTCCCGAAGGCGTGCGTTTTACGTTCTTGGTGCTGGCCATTACTGAGGATCACCTCCTTCAAAAAACAAAGTAACACTTGTTACTTCGGCATCATTCACGTCAATGTAGATACCTGTCTCAAACAAAACACCTGCGTCTGGAATAAACAAGTCCTGAGCGCCAGCTGCTGCTGGGGTGTTTATAGTGACCAGAGCGGTGCCGCCAGACGTTGTACCGTCCTTTAACGCGAAAGAAGAGCCTGTCGCTGTGTTGGTAAAGTAAATGCCGTATAAACGGCAACGTCCTACCACAGCTGAAGCATCTGCCGTCTTAGTGACGGTTTTGATGTTGCTATAGCTCACGGATCACCTCCCGTTATGAGAGATTGTTGTTTTGAATATACAAGATTGTGACAGTAGCTACGCCAGCGGTGCCGTCACCTGCTGTGGCTGCAAAATCAGCTAAAACTTGAATATCTGTAGTTCCTACGTCAGTGGCTTCAGTGTCCAAAGTGCCGCGAGTGGTTCCAACAGCCTGAACGCTGGTAGATGGAATAAAAGCATTTGGATCAGCAGCTGTGCCTACCACTACAGTCGAGGCAGTGCCGTCGTCGTTAGCAGTAGTGACGTTAAGGATGGCGTCAACAATCTGTGAATTAGCAGGAATAGTAGCAACAACCTGATCTGCGCTACTGGCACCAGCTATATCAATCACAGCAGATTGCGCCATAAGAACAGAACCGACGTTTGCAACGTCTGAACCTACGGTTGTACCGATGGTATCTTTGATGGTTCCGGCCTTGATAGGACCAGAAAAAGTAGTAGTAGCCATGTGTATCTCCTGTCGTGGCTAGGGTCAGGCGCGGGATTGCACCTGTCAGGGATTAGGTTGAGGATATAGAAAAAGAAAGGGGCCTACAAGAGGCCCCTTTCGTCGATCTCTAAGGAGTACCCGGAGAGCCGAAAATGCCGCGAGGATCGCTAAAGCCGAAGCTGTAACGCTCACGAGCCTTGTAGCGCACATTTCCTGTTTCAAAGTCACCCTCGAAACCAGTGCTAATAGCTACACGCTGGAACATCTTCATGCCGTTAGGGGCATCAGTCATGATGAAGAACGCATCAGGATCGGTCAAGTAATGATTGACTGAGTAACCCTGAGGCACCATTCCCATGTTACGGACCGCGTTGATGTCGTTGTCTGCAGTACCTACGCGCAGAGTAGACTTCAAGATACGGTCAGCAGTGAACTGAAGCTCTTTAGGGATAATGAGCTTAGTGCCCTGAACTGCAATCTTCAGACCACGCTCGTCAGTGAAGGCAGCAATATCAATCAGAGCCTGTTCCAGAGAAGCCTCGGAAAGGTCTGCTGAAGTAGCCAACTCGTTTGCCAGATCAGGACCGGTAAGAGTCGGGTGATCTGTCGCACAAAGTGGCTTGCCGTCTCCACCAAGAGATGTGGTGAAAGCGTTGTTCAGAATGTCAGCAGCTTTAATCTGCTTAGTCTGAGCCATACTACGAGCCAAAGCCTTGGTGTAGCGAGACGCCAGAGAGTCATAAAGGTTGTCCTCAATGGCCTCTTCAGTCAGGCTAAAAGCCAGAGCAATGGTTTCATGGGTATAACGAGCTGTGTAAACCTCTTGCGCTTGGTCGTATGCAACGCCAGAGCCTTCCGATTTAACAGGTGCCTCGCCAAAGCCACTGAGCATCACTTCCTCTTCAAATGCTCGATCTGAAGACTCAGTGGAATAGACTTCCGCATGCTCGTTTTCGTAGTTGTTGTATTCCAGTCCAAATAGAGCATTCAGACCGGGTTCAAGCTCTTTTACGAGTTGTGAACGTGAAATTGCCATTGGTCATTTACTCCTTATTGGCCAGCTACGCCTGCACTTCCGTACAGATGCTCGTTGATTTTAACCACAACGACAGCGTTGGCGCCCACGGCATTACCGGGGACATCCCAAAGACCTACAATCTTCAGGTTCAGCGCAGCAGTAGTAGCAATAGAGCTGGTATCAAGCTCGTTAGCGGAAACACCAGTGGTAGTGCTGCCTGTGCCAACGACGATATCAGCGTTCTTGCCATAGTTTGCTACAGCAGAAGTGCCGTCATTCTGAATGATAAACAGTTGATTCGGGTCGTCCAACACGTCAGCAGTGATTTTGCCTTGTGTGATGTTGACCGAACCGGGGTAGTAGTTTGAAAAAGTAGGCTTTCCAGTAGTTGGATCGGTATAGAAACAACCATTGAACACGCCTACCGCCGCCGAGTGACTGGCGGGGTCAAACTGCAGAATATAACCATCTTTCAGGGTAACAAGGTCCCCTTGAAAGATAGCACCGGCTTGGTTGTCCGCAATCTCGTAGCCGTACTGCTTCTGTGAACCAGAGGCAGACAGGTTACCGAGCGGACGCAAACCGAAAGCTTTATCTACATTAGCCATGATATATGTCCTTAAATAACAGGGTTATTCGGAGGACCGAGGACCTCCGAGGCTTACACGGGACTGCCTATCAGGAGCATTGATCTTCATCGACGAATGTGCGTTCGTCTTCATCAGGTCATTGTCCGCAGCCCGCATCTGATCATGGGTTCTACTTTGATAATACTCTCGACGCTCTTCTGCTGTTTCTTCAGGAATCCTTGCCAGCAACAATCCACCGACAGAAATAACACCTGCGTGCTTTCCGTCTTCTTGGACCACACTGTCAAACTCAGGATACTCATCAGCTCTAACCAGCTCATACCCCTCACGGAGTTTGCCGGTTACGTTGATTCGATCCTCTTGCCCTGCAGACTCAGCCCTTATCCAACGGTGCTTATAGCCCGGAGGAGGTGGGGGAGCATCTAACCGAGAAGGAGGTGCCCAGCTTTTACGACGCGCAGTCTTTTCGCGAGTCTCAGATTCACGTTTACTGCGAGAAAGTTTTGGTACAGTTTTGTCGTTCATGACTACCTCTTCACATGTTTAGCGTATTCTTCAAGTGGAACCCCTAGCTTTTTAGCGATTGCAACCTCGCTGGGTTTCAACTTAATAGTACGGCGTGCTGAATTGTTGACTCCCGACGATCGGGTTGCAGGCGCCACCGTTTGCACGGGTCGGTTGGTCCTGTTATCTGGCGCAGCTTCTTCTTGGGGTGGTGTTGCTTCCCCAAACTGCTGCGGAAATAAATTACGCATTCTGCGATCTATCTCATCATAGTACTCGTCTGAAGTAGGGTCAAACCCTTCATTCTTAACAAGTTCTACGTGAATACCCCGCACGGTGTTGGTCATCACGATATTTTGACCAAACCAAGGGTTCTTTTCTGCCCAGTCCTCAGCCTTAGGATCAGCTGCTTTTTGCGGCTGTGGAGGAGGCGGTGCAGGCTGTTGTGCTTGGGCTACAGGCTCAGGTTGCGGCTTATTTAACTGTTGCTGCTCCCATATGGCCTGCGTAAGTCTTTGTTGCGCCTCAGTTTCTGTGTCAATATCGCCTTCTTCTCTGGCTCTCTTTATCACAGTTTTCAGTGCAGTGATCTGTGTTTCAACACGGCCCTTGGCCTCGCCTGCTCGCTCTGTAGCAGTCTGCTCATACCTTTTACGCAGCTCTTCGTGCTGAGATTGCACGCTTTTTGCATACTCCAAGGCAGACGCTTCACGACGTTCAGTCTCTCGTAAACGCGCTGTAAGCTTATCAATTCGCTTCTTTACCTTATCAGAATAGTCGTCTAGCTCTCCTGAATCAGGTGCAGCCTGCTCTTTCTTTTCAGAAGCGGCTTCTTGCTCAACGACAGGCTCTTCCTTTTCGGCGACTTTGGCATCACTGCCGTCGTCGTTCATTTCAACCGTCGTTTCTTCTTCGTTTTCACCAACGTCAAACTGGAGTTCTTCGTTCTTTGGCTCTGCCATCAATCTCTCCTTACATGTGCAAAATGTTTTCGGGATCAGTCACTATCCCTAAAATTTCGTCATCATTGAGGAGCCGGATTTCGCCTCCGTCAATCTGAATGCGTGATCCGGCATATCGGCCAAAGATCACCCAGTCACCTTCCTTGCACCACGGGCCGTCTGGAAACTTAGACGCATCCGCGTATGCCAAAGGCCCTGCCTTCAACACATAACCTACATTGGTGGCTAGTTGTGTCCTTTCCTGCGTTTCCTTGGCCAGCATGATGCCGCCCTTGGTAGTTGCAGCACCTCGGTATGGAAGCAAGGCAAGACGCCAGCCCGTCGGCTGGGGAATCAGATCAAGAACATTTTGCTCAATGCCCTCGTCTTTTACCTTTCCATCTTCGGTGTAAGCATCGTTAAGACTTGGCTTAGAGGTCTTTTCCTCTTTCTGCCACTTCTCTTCCAATGCAGTTGGTTTAGGCTCAGATTGCATATAGTCTCCTTTAGTCGTCCGAGTATTTCTTAACTTCGTTACGAATAACCTCATCAACGAGGCGAATACCTTCCAGACGGCCCATCAGGAAACGATAACGCTCCATATCGGAGACGGTTCCGTTCAACACAATCGCTTGTGTGTCCGATTCTAGCTTTCTAATTTCTTTTAGAACGCGCTCAGCGAACTCCAGCATGGTCGTTTTCCCATGTAAGCAGACGGTTTAATGCCACCGTCTGGAAGGCTTAGTAAATCTTTACTTTTTTGTTGCCGTCGCGTTTCCTGACAACTCGAGGTTTTGGCTTTGAGGCGGCCTTGACTGGGCCACCCTTAGCCATTTTGCGCGACTTACCTGCCTTACTGAGAGCAATAGCCACGGCTTGTTTTTGCGCGGCTTTCTTGCTGGCAGGTCTACTGGCGCCTATCTTACCTTTTTTCTCATAGGTTTTAACCAGTTCTTTTACATTTTTACCTATTGTTTTATTACTTTTTCCACTTTTAAGAGGCATTTTAGCCTCCTTTTGGCGCATAAATACGCTCTCTGGCTACAGCTGACCTTTCAGCTGCGATCTTTTCCTGAGATGCAATGCGCTCATCATTGGCCTGAGCGTTCTCTTGGATACGCATCTGCTCGTTCTGCAGGCTTTGCTGCTTCAGTGCAATGTCGGCCTGATCCTTAGCGGCACGCTGCTGCAGCTCCTGAGCCTTCAATGCCACCACGGGGTCCTGACCACCTTCTTCGCCGCCACCCATCAACTGAGCCTGCATCCCCTTCATCTCCATCATGTACTGAGAGACTTTGAGAGCCACAGTGGCTTCGCGCTGCATGTCGGAAACCATGTTGTCTGGATCGTTGCCGTACTGAGTAAACAGTTCAGCTTCTGCATCCTCCTCGGCCTTGAGTTTGATGTGATCCAGAATGTGCTTCTGCAGCTCAGTGGCAGCCATAGGATTCGCCTGTAACAACGGCGACATGCCCATAATCAGGTGTGATGCAATGTGAGAGTCGTGCTGCTGACCAGCAAAAGCCTGCAGCTGCTTGCCGTCTACCGCGTCGATGTTCTCGCTGGCAGGGTCTTTTGGCATCTGGTTGGTTTGTACCTTCAGAATGCCGTCGATGTCCCGCACGTTCATTGCCTGATACACACGGTAGTACGCCTCGTACATGTTGTGCATCTGTGGGGCGCTCTGAGCCAGCTGGAGCTGTGTTTGCGCCAAGGTAATACGCTGGGCAGCAGAGAAGATATTAGGGTCCGCTACGGGCAGCACAGCGACCATGTTGTCAAAGTCGCAACGCTTGACCGAACGACAGGCTCCGGGCACGTCATACGGGTACTCATCCGGCAGATACTCGCCGAATCCCTTGAACAACATCTCGAACTCTTGGGTCTGTGCGTAGTACAGGCGCTTGTGGATAGCTGACATCACCATTGAGCCACGCTCCAGAAGAGCTACTGTGGTGCCCACAGCGGCCTGTTGGTTGCCATCCCCTACCTGCATGTCTGCTGTGCTTGCAAGACGCTTACCGGCGTCCACAGTAAAGCCTAAGAGCGAGAAAAGGGTCTGGCTTGGCTCTTTGTACGGCATTGGCAGCAAAGAACTGCTCAATTCTGCCCCACCAGCGTCAATATCGCGCCATTCACCCGGCTGAATTGGGTTGTTATCGTCCGCTATACGCGCTCCCTTGGCTTTAAAGCCAGCAGGAAGGTTAGATAGCGTACCTGCGTCCAAAAGCTGCCTGAGAGCGGCTGTGGCGGTCTTAGAAAGGCCACCAATCAAGTGTACAAAGCCCAAACCGTATGCTCCGGGGCCTTCTACCAGCACATAATGCACAAAATACTCTTTTCGGCACTTGTATTCGTCGCCTTCGTTCCAGTTTCTGCAGATTTTCAGCACTTGGCCGGTGTTTTCGTCCAATGTAACGACGTAAGGCAACCTGATTCCGGTCGGATTGCCCTTTTCGTCCACATCCTCATAGCCCGGAATGTCTAAATCGACCTGAAACTCCAACAAAAACAGCTCTTCAGGCTCTCCGGTGGCCTCTACACCTACCAAACGGTCCACAGCGGCGCCAATCTGGTCAATATTTTGACCTGCACCGTCTGGATCGACCTCAATGTCCCGATATTCGCCCGCTACAACGCGCTTTTTGAACTCATTTGAGTCCATTGTGATGCGGTGAGTGATACGACGGCACTCAGACATGACACTGGAACCGTTATAGGGGATATAAAGGTCGTCAGGAAGCACCACTCGGCTGACCATGCGGCCCAGTGGGTAGTCATAATAGACTTTTTTGAAAGCAGAACCGCCGTATCCTGTGTAAAACAGCAACTGATCGAACTCCGGCGTGTACTCTTTCATCACCGTCGTGATCTGGTAGTTCATGAAATCCTGCACACGAGACGCCTGCTGGACCTTATCCAGCGTCTCCTTGCCCATTGTCTGGGTTCTGACAGGACCACCCGCCGGCATCAGCTCTTTAAACGCCTGCGCTTGGAACTGGACAATGGAT